GGCCATAACAATTCTGCCAGTTGTATGCTTGACATATCTTGACCAGCATGTGAATTTAAAAATTCTTTTTCTTCATCTGTTAAAATTATTTCCTCAACCTTTGAATGTTTAGAAGTTTGATAGTTTAATCCTTGATCTACCATGAATTTTCTAATGGCTCGACCAATCTTACTTCTACCATCAATAGTATCGTCACCCGATACTATTTGCGTTAGCCGTGTTAAGTCTGGTATAGATTTGTAGTTTTCTGCAATTAACTTTTTTTGCTCGTCAGTTAATTCACTCATTTGTTATTATAATATCTTTTTCTTTAATAATCAAAACAGCTTTTTCTTTAAACATTTTTTTTAAGTTTTTGATTTGCTTGTATCCAGCTTTTCTGTTTTTTTCATTAGTGGTATAGCCAAGATCTTTTGCAACTTCATCTTCTGGTAAATTTTTAATAAATAAGTCTTCGTAAACTTTGTAATGTTTTGTATTTAACACCATCTTCATTTCAATGTGTAGTTTTTTTATAGAGTCGCCAAAATTAAACTCTGTTGTTGAAATAGAAAATACTTCTTGTTGATGATTTTCAAGTGCTAGTGGTAACTTTATATCATACGCATGTTTTTTACTTTTTTCCCATTTAGCATAAAGCTTGCACTCAGAGCATTGTTTTTTACTTGGTGTGAACGAGCAACTGTTTTCGCCGCCACCTTCTTCTTCTGATTCATTGAATGGACAGTTTAAACATGGTCGCGCAAAATTACTATAATGATTTCTTAAAATATTTTTAAGTTGATTAGAAATAATTTTGTTAACCCATGGCTCAAGATTTCTTGACTGATCCCATTGATCCCACTTTTTAAAAATATGAAATCTTATAATCTGCTCAACGTCTTCGAAATCGAACCATGCAAGTGCATTTAAATGCCACTTGTGTTTTCTTTTTTGAAGCTCTGCGTCAATAATTTCGACTTTGTCTTCGTACTTATATTTCTTTTTGCGAGGCATTAATCATCTAAAGGTCTATTACGAGCACTTTGACATTCTCTCATAGTTTCAGCTTCAATTTCTTCTCGAGTCATTCTTTTTGAAGCTTCACTAGTATTTGAGATCCTCGTACCTTCAGATGAAGATTGTTTTGAGTTTATAAGTTGACCAATAGTAGTCTTGTTGTTTGCGCCGACATCAACAGAGTACTCTAATTTTGAAATATTTGGTATGTCTGTTGACTCTTCTAAATTAGCTTGTGCTGATTGCAGGTGAGGTGCGTTTGTGTTTTGTGGTTCGTTGCCTGCTGTCGCCTGGTTCAGTGATTGCCCACAACCAGCACAAAATTTTGCTTCGTTTAAAGTATAAACGTTTTTAAAACCACATTGTGTACAGTATCTAAATGGCATATTTTATTTTATATATTTTTTAAAATATTTCTAACTTGAACGTTTAGTGTTTACACTTTTATTTTGCTTTGTGGCTCTTTTTTTAGCTGGAGCAGGAGTTTCTTGTAGTTTTTCAAGCTTACCAACAATAAACTTAAGTATCTCGCTTCTTACAATATCCTCCTTGTAAAAGTCAAAACAATATATGCCTTTTTCGTTAGATTCTTTATCATTAAAAAGATTTGATATAGTTTTAAATCCGCTTTTACCATTAATGTCACTTTGCATAGGATCGCCGCAAATAAATAATTTACTATTTTCTCCTAGTCTTGTTATTAGAGTTGTTAACTCTTTTGCGGTAAAATTTTGAGATTCATCTGCAATAATAATTTTATTAATCCAGTTTGAGCCGCGCAAGTAATTTATGGGCATAGCATTTATAATTTTCTTTTGCTCTAAAAAGTTTCTTTCTTGTGAAGCTATCATTTCTTCGAGCTTATCGTTTAATGGCATCATAAAAGGATTAAACTTTTCATTAACGTCTCCTGGAAGCGAGCCCAAACCTTTTTCGCCACTCTCAGCAATAGTACGAACATACATAATATCATAATCGTTATTAATATTGAAAAGTTGAAGAGCGGTATATACCGCTAGGTAAGTTTTGCTTGTTCCAGCTGGACCACGAACAAACATCATTTTCGTATCTTTAGCAATCGATAATTTTAAAAATTGTTTTTGTTTTTCAGTAAACTTTACTGGATTTAATTTTATTTTTTTCTTTTTCAAAGAAGACATGCAATCTATTATGTTGTTTTCGTCAGTTTCGCAAATAACGTCAGCATTAGACACCGCCTTGATAGCAGATTTTCTAGCCATTGTTTTATAAAAATTTTAGTGCTTAGTTTTGGTGTTATCACCATAATATATTACACTAAAACTTGTTATATTCTATAACGAATTACCTCTTCTGAACTAACGTTCCCTGCTCCGCCAACAAAAATTTCTTTTTCAGTTGCGGCTAATGCAGTTTCTGGTCTTCCATGTTTGTCAGTGCCTCCAACTCCAGAATATTGTATTTCTTGCGTCTGAGTCCAGCTAGAACCTTCTCCAGTAAATACATAAGCAGCGCCTTTATTAGCATCACCTCTGCCTGGCGCGCCCACAACAATTTTATGAGCAGTTGGCATTGATACAGTGTAGCCAAATAAATCGTTTGCCGCAGCAGCAGTTTGACTAAGCGTAGCTGCGTATTTCCATCGAGTTGGCTTAGACTTATAATTTTTTGCGTCACTTGCCGCATCGTTAAATCCTGTAAATACAAAAACTGCTCCAGCATTAGAAGTCCCATTGTGATCGCCACTAGGAGCGCCAACTACAATAGTATTTTCGAAAATGTCTACGTCAGTGCCAAAAGCTGAATTTTGAGTTACTCCTTCAGTTGATCCATACTTAGTGCCAGTTAAATTTGCAACAACCCTATAATTTCCGATTGCGTCACCATCTCCTTGTGTGGCAACATAAACCAAAGCAGATCCTGAGGGATGCGTTCCTGCTACAATATTATTTTCAGGTGCACCAGCAACAATAACACCTTTATGCATTGCTACACTATGCCCTAATCTTTGGCCTGCCGTAAAAATTTGGCCAGCTAAGTCTAAACTGGCTGTTCCTATCTGGGCCTCACTAAACGCATCAACTGCAGAAGTTTTATATCCGTTTGTAACTGTTCCTTTAAATAAATATATCGCCCCATGATTTCCAGTGCTACCGACA